TGGCCCTAAGCTTCAGCGGCGCTCCGACACCGCCCGCGAGGTCGGCCGGCGGCGCGGACACGGCGCCCGGCGGTTGCGGCGCGGCCTGGCCAGGCTGTCCGCCGCTCAACCCGGAGAGCATCTTGATCGCTGCCGCGACGTGCTCGGGCGGACGCATGGCGATAATGCCGTCGGCGCCAAGCTTCTGCACGAGCTTCTTGATCGTTGCCGACCCATCGACCGCGGCCTTCCACTCCTCGGGGAAGGCCTGAGCGCCGATCTCGATCGCGCGCGACGCCTGCGCGACCTCCTGCTGCTCGGCCGCCTTCTGCGCCGGGTTATACGGCACGAGCGACACCGACTTGCCTTCGAGCGCCGGCGGCTTGATCGCGCCCTGCTTCTCTAAGATATACTGAAACCGCGAGACCGTGCCGCCGCAAAACTCCGTCCAGAACACATAACCCGGCGTGCCGATGCGCTGCTGCGCCTTCGTCATCTCGTCGAGCCACTGCGTCGCGGTCGGTGGCGTGTCGCCGCGCTGCTGTGGCCAATCCAAAAAGAACAGCCGGCGCAAGCGCTGTTCTAGATCCTGCGTCAGGAAGATCGCGGCATCTTGGGGCGGTGGGTCATAGATGTTCTTGATCGCCCCCTCAGATCCGGGCCTGATCGGATAGGCCATGCCCGCCTCGAGCCCCGCCTCAATGTGCGTGAAGCTATCGTCAGGATACCCGGTCGGCGGCATCAACAGCATGTCGATCGCCTTGATCTTCTTCATGGCGAGTTCGTCGAGCGAGCGAAGATCGGGCAGCGCCTTGATCATGGGACCGACGCCCCACGGCCATTCGGGCGAAGCCCCAAAGCGCGCCACGACGAGCGGGCAGCAGCCGACGCCCTTGATCTTCGGGCACGGGCCTACCGCCTCGCCGTCGACCATGACGACAGACTGCCAGGTTTCCTCGCCGTCGTCTTCATAGAGACGCCAAAAGCCCCAGATCACGATGCAGTCGGCAAGCGGACGCTTCTCGATCGCCTTCTCGACCTTCGCGGGAAGCGAGATCCCCGGCAGGAGCATCTTCACGTAGCCGAAATTCGTGTAGCGGACGACAAAGCGCTCGCTAACCGTCCCGTCAGGCCCCGTGTTGATCTCGAGCTCTCGGATCGGAATCCCCTGGCAGCGGATCGGCTCGTAGCCCTTGCGCGGCTCGATCCACATCGCCACCGTCCCGATCGCGAGGTCGGGCTCGAAGGCCTTGCCGCACTCCTCGTAGAAATTAGACCCCAGGATCGCCTCGAAAATCTTCTTGTCGCCCTTCGCCGCGTCCTGGCGCACCGCCTCGCGCGAGCCATCGGGCACGATCATCGATGGCCGTCGCACAAACCACGGTTCGACCTGCGGCAGGAACGTATTAATAATGACGGTCGGAAAATCACCGCAAAGCTCGAAGGCAAAGCTCGTATTGAGCTCCTGCGCGTCCTTCGGCTTCACCCGCATCGGCTTGATGGTCGAAAGCACGCTGCGCTGACGGTGCGGAGCCGCAAACCAATAGCTCTCGCGCATGTCGAGCTCGAATTGCGTCTTCATCAGCCGGCATCGCGCGAGCCGGTCCTTGGCCTCCGCGCCGATCTTGGCGCGGCCCTTCTCCGCCGTCATTTCCAGCGCGGAACGCTGACCTTGCGGATAATCGACCATCAGCGCGGACGCCCGCTCGCGGTCGCCGGCGGATTGGCAAACCCGCCCGTCGCCGTCGACAGCGGTACGCTCAAATTAGCGCCCGCTATCGCGTTGCGCTGCCCGAACTGCTTCAGCAAATTCCAGGTGTCGACCGAGACGTTCCGCTGGATGGCGCTGATCTGCGTCTGCTGCGCCAGCGCCGCCGCATCCTGCGCCGATTGAAGCTGCTGCTGCTGAAACGCTGCCGCTTGAGCGTTAGCGTCCGCCTGCTGCTGCGACGCCGAGATCGCCGCGACCCGCGACGCATGGCTCGACCCGATTGCTGCTCCCATCGAAAACCATCTCCGCGCCGGAGCGCAGAAGATCGCGCATGAGGGCGTCGGGCCTCAACGCACCCCCCGTAACACCGACCAAATGCCGAATTGCCGAGACGCAGGAGAACACCAACCGAATCCGCTCCCTCGCGCGCGCGCGCGCGCGGACTTTCAGTATGGAGCAATGCGCAGTCCAGAGAGCCAGCCGGTCGATCGCAGCCTGGCCTTCCGGCAGCACCATCACCTTCGTTTGAGCGAGCGATACGTCATAAAACACCCAAACCCGGCAACCCTCGACCCAGGCAAACGCCGAAACATGCTTGAAACGACCCGGAATGAGACGCGCCCACCACGCCACGCAATCCGGGTGAAAAACCACGAACCACGTCGCCACCTCCTGCGCCTCGCGGAAGACGATCATCAATCGTCACTCAACAGCTTGCCGATCTGATACGACATCGACAGCACGCCAGCCGCCACCGTGTGCCGGCTCATGTGCGCGCCGTAAATCCGCGTCTCGAACATCAGAGGATCACGCGACACCGAGACCAGCGCCACCCCGACAATCTTGCCGCTACGCGCACCCTCCAGCGCCGCTTCCAAAATCGCGACAACCTCCTCAACCGGCTCAGCAGCCGGAACCGAGAACCCAGGAAGCGCGACGACGCTCACTTCTTCTTCGAGGGCTTGTGCCCGTATTTGCCGCGATCGGCGTTGTGGAACTCCTTCGCCACCTTCTGCGGAATCCCAGCCTTCTTCGCGAACGCCTTGTTATGCGCCGCCGCGCTCATGAACTTCCGCTGCTTCTCGCTCGTGGACGACATGGCTCGCTCCTCTTATGATAAGTGATATGTTAACGCTATGATACCCGCCTCAACGACCGCGGCGCACCCATCACCCGCATCGCGCCGACCTTCACCGCGGCATCGATGCCGACCATCCGCCGGCCCTCCCCAATGAACAGGCAGAAATACTGCGCGCAGTCCGCGATGTCCGACCACTTGTCCTTGATCGGCTCGGGATCGCCCAACCCAGCCTTCTTCACCCGATATCGTCCCGCCATCGCCAGCTTCAGCGTATAGCACCGCGGCGACAGCTGGACGCGCGGCAAGCCCATCCACATCGAGTTCAGCGCATGCTCGACCGCCATCAGCCGCGTCTGTAAATGGTTGTTCTTCACCGGCGCCGGAACGATCTTCATCCCATACGACGCAAAAACATCATAGGCGGTCCGCTCGTCTGCCTGGCCCTTGTCCGCCCCCTTCGGGTCGCCGGTAAACCGAGCAGAAAAATGAGGATAAGTCTGTTCCAGAAACCGCTTCACCTTCGGCGCAAACGTCGTCGCGCTCTCACCATAGGCCCGCACCTCGAATTGCCAGAATATCCGGTTACCGATCTCCTGCCCGAACAGCGCGCAAGGCCGCCGACCGAAATCCAGCGATACGATCACCGCATGCCCGGCAACCGGCTCCAACGGCCTCTTCGACACATGCGTGTCATCCCGGAACATCGGCCACACCGGATCGCCGTCCGCCACGAACGTGATCTTGTTGCGCAGCCGCGAATCAATCCACGCCTTCGACTTCCCCCGCATCTTCTCTTCGTAGAAGCCAGGCTTCAACCATTTCAGGTTCTCGGCCTTCGGGTTGATGTGGTAGCCGACAACCTCTTTCCCGTCCGCCGACATCTCCTCGTCGAGCGCCGGCGGCTGCACATGGTAGCCCCAATCCGTCGGCCACACCGGACGCTCGTCCATGGGCGTCTCGTCGGGATACGGCGTCTCGCCCGTCATCATCGGAAGCCAATGGTCCTCAGACGGCGCGTTCATGTCCCCGATCACCCCATCCCACGCCGTCCCGCCCTCCGCTACAGACGGAAACCGACCCGTCCGAGACTCGGCCTCGTCGAAAATCGCCTTCTCAATGTACTCGAGCTCGTTGAACCACCACCCCGTAACCTCCAACGAACGCATCTTCCGAACGTCGTCGGCATCGTCTAACGCCAGAAACAACGCCTCAAGCCGCACATCACCAACCGTGATCTCATGCCGCATCGGCTTGTCCAGATAAATCCGCCCGTAAATGTCCTCCGG